GGATTATGAAATTATCACAGATGGTTCTGTGGTTTCTACAATCGTAAAGGAGCAGAAAGAATGGACGGAGTAAGGTTAAGGGATGACTTGGCTGAAGAGGGAATTCTAATACCGGCTTATGATGACATAGAAGAGCCGGATACAGGAATAGGTAGAACATTTTTAGGCAAGCTAGATTTAGTGGGCGCAGTTTTAATCAATGACAATGACGATGACACTAGACCGCATTATTGGTTTGAGCATATAGAACTTACCGATAGGCGCAGGTATTACGTTTACGGAATTGATTTAGATTACAACATCATAGATAAAACATTGGGGAATTAAAATGAATAAACGTTATGAGGTGCAAGAAGAAACTTTGGCTGATGGTTGGATTAACAATTGGTCTAGCGGTGGACTGCCTACAATCTTTGATGACGTCAAATCGGCAGAGGCGGAATTAAATTATTTCATTCAAGATTGCAAAGAAGCCTACCTTGATGGATACATGGAGGACTATCCGGATAAAGAGAGCTTTAGGATTGTAGAAGTATGGGAAGATTAGATTGGCAGTAACTTAAAAGCCACTACCATCAAAAGTAGTGGCTATTTTTTTGCCTATGAATTACATTACAAACCTATCTACCACCTTTCTTAAGGATGCGCTGGCTTGAGCAGTTCCAACTCTTTTCCAAAAGTCGTTAAAATCGTCCCCGACTGTGGGGCTGATCCAATAGGGCTTATTTGCCTCCCAAGCGGTGATCTCACCAATATGGTTGGGATCGTTGTCAGCGACTATGATACCATCCCTGACGTTCCGTGCTATGAGCTTCATGTTGGATGCACTAAAGCAAACGTGGATGCAATACTTGATATTGCTGAACTTCAAGGCATCTCTGATGGCAAGTCCAGTCGCATAACCCTCACAAAAAATAGGGAAGCCCTTTGCATCTATGGTAAAAGTTGCCCCCTTTGTCGTTTGACCATAGAGGAACTTCTTTTCCCCATTACTGTTGATGAGTTGCACTCCGACAATGTTACCATTGATCCGCAAGGGTATAACTAATAAAGCCTCACCATTCTTGTGCCATACATTGCCCTTCTCTGTATCAAATCCTTTAGCTTTTAAGTAGGGATGTTCTTCTAATACTGTTTGGTGCATGATCCAGCCGGCTTTTTTGGCAGCCTTTTCTGCAAGCTCAGCCTGTTGGTTATCTTTATTCTGCATCTGTCTAAAGCGTTCTTTACCATCCACCTTAGTATTCTCATCAAACCAAGTAGCCGGCTTATCCATAGTAGCCCAGTTCTGCACCCAGCCTACATGACCAATGAACTTATAACTACCATTGTCTGATTTGGGGTGATCCTCTGTTGGTGTTTTCACCCATCTGTTTTGAACTACGTTACGAATGATTAAGCCGTGTGCCCTAGCAAACTCTTCAAACCTCATGCTACTCTCCTAGATAATTTCTTCTGCATTTTTCCATAAGCTATGTTCTTGTGCTTAATCCAATTCATTGTATTGATAGATGGACTAGCCGGATGTTGGTCAAGGTTGGTCGGCCAGATACCAAACTTTTCCTTGAACTTATGGCCAGCCCAATTCGGATTGTAGTTTTTGTCTTGAGCAATAAAGAGTAACTCTGAGTAGAACTTCTGACGATCTTCATGGTTCACTCTTGATGGCGCACCGATCTCATGTAGTTCACCGGCTACCGCTTCAAACTGTTTATTCTTTTGCTTCACATAACCACAGGCTGTGCAATTATCCTTACCTTTAACCCATAGCGCATTGCATACAGGGCATTTAGCTTCTTTCTTTTCTTTAGGTGTTGGTTCTTTCTTAGCTTTCTCAGCCTTGTCATCAAGATCGTTCACGCCATTGGCATATACATTATCCCAATCATTGCGGAAACGTAGATAATTTCCTGAATGGTCTAGCCACAAGCCAAACTCTTTATTGGGATATGAGCGCATTACACGACCCATTTGCTGAATGTGAGAGGATAAAGACTTGCTAAATGGTCTAGCGGATACACCAATCATAACGTCTGGTACATCAAAGCCTCTAGTCAAAATGTCTGTTGCAATCAATCCATGTATCTCAGTATCAGGCCGGCTAAAGTCTTCAATGATCCTGCGTTTTTCTTCGCTAGTATCACGATAAGAGATAGACTTAAAGTTATAACCTTTATCTGCAAACTGTTTGGCTAGGTCTTCACCATGTGCAACACCGGCTGCGAAAACAATAGTCTTGCGTGGTCTGCCAAATATTTCATGCGTTTTCTTAATCCATTCCTGCACGATGTCACCGGTGATCTTCATGCCACGTTCAGTTACTTCATCCTGTGACCATTCACCGGCTACCTTTTTAGCACCAGTCATATCAATTTCTTTTGCGATATAAACCTTAAGTGGTGTTAGCCATTTGTCCATCACCAAGCTATCAGTCGTTGAACCACATACTACATTGCTATAGAGTTCTCCCAAACCTTTGGTGAAAGGTGTGGCTGTCAAGCCTATAACTTTAATCTTGTGATTGTTCTTGATGATCTTGGATATTTCTTTTCGTGCAATGTGGCATTCATCCACAATGAGTAGATCAATGTCTGGGAACTCACTACGGCTTTCCAATGTTTGTGCTGAGCAGATCTGTATACGTTCTGTCGTGTTGAATTTCCAATGGTTAGCTTGATACACACCATGTGGAATTGAATACTTGTCTAAGCGTAAGCTAGTTTGATCAACTAAAACAATGCGATCCAATATCATGGCGCATCTGTTCTGTTTGTTTGAAGTGGCTTGCATGAGGTGTATTGCTACTTCTGTCTTACCAAAGCCGGTTGGTGCATATAGCAACTGTGACCGGTGTCCTGCTTTAAATCCATCCCTTAATGCATCAATAACTTTCTGCTGATGCTCTCTCAAAGCTAAGCTCATGTCTTATCCTTTATCTACCGGAAACCCTCCGGCTTGGGTGTTATTTGTCTAGTTTTCTTTTTAAACCATTTACAGTTCGGATGAGTTCAGCATTCCTATTTTGAAACATATCTCTACTGTCCCTTAGTGCTTGATTGTCTATTTCTAGTATCTTGATTGAGTCTCTTAGCTCCTTTACTAATTCTAAAATGTAGTCTTGTTCAAATTCTGTGGCATCCCACCGCTTACTGGCTATAATGTCATTGAGCCTTGTAACATCTTCATCCAATTGGATAATGGTGTCAGAAAGCTCTAAGATCTTATGGTCTCTTTCATCATAGTCAACAGCGACAGGAGATCCTTGACGTGCTGTTTTCATTTTTAAATCCCCTAGATGAACTGCTATTTTATTTTATAATTGAACGTGAATAAAGCAATTTAATGGCACATTATAAAAGTATTCTCCTTGACTAATTTCACGATTGGGTATCTCTTCAAGCGGTGAATTTAGAATATCCTTTACGTTACAATACATTGCGTTTTTTAGACCTTTTGCCACTACAAAATATAGTGACTTCATGTCTGTATCAAACAACTTTGCTTTGCGTTGTGGGATATGTAAACTTGGATAAGGGCAAACCCACCACCATCCTCTGCGCTCTACTTCCACATAACCAATTGGTGTATCTGCTTTATATACGATGAGATCAATCTTATATTGATCGTAAGGTTTAGCGTCTAGCCCCCATTCTCTTTTTATGAACTGAACCACCGCTTCTCTAGCCGGTGGATCACATTCATCAAACAAATTTTTATCAAACTTTTTTGTCTTCATCTGGTTTGGCCGTTGGTAGTGGTGGTGGCACATACTTTTCTTTTGTCTTTACACCAAAGATGCGATCAAAGTTATCATTAAATTCTTTTGAGTTCGGCCGGCTAATTAGTGCATCACCAGTAATATCATTCTTCGTTGCCATTGTTATTCTCCTTACGCATTTTGTAATGTTCTTCTACTAATTTTTCATATGTTTCCCATGCTTTATTGAACCGCATTTCGTATACATAAGCTAATCCTAAAGCCTTATTGTAAACGTCAACATCACAGTGCTTATATTCTTCAGCAAATAGCTTTAAGTCTTCCGTCACGCCCCAACACTGTAATACTTCTTGCTCTAAATCTTGTAGGCTATTTGACATGTCTTTTCCTTTTTAATGTAAGTTCAATCATCTTCCACCATAGCTTCTTGGCTTTCTTTATCTTATGCAATGCCCAAGCCTTGAGCATTTTGCGATTTAGCTTCTGCATCTTATCCATTATTCTTTTCCTTTAATGACATAGCCAACCATTGATAAATCCTACAATATAAACACCAAGTAGGCATAAAAATTGAATATCTGTTTTATCCATGATTTTTTTCCTTTAATTCTTGTTCAATAGCACGAATAAAGTCAATTATAAATCCATGAGGTTGTGGATTTATGTTTGCTTGAAAATACATATCAATAATCTCATCATCCGTTAATCCTACCCAGCTATCTTTAATGCGCCATGTGGGATGACCATTCTCATCCTCTGTGATTTCATGCTTGATAAGAGATCCGTTTAACCATTTATCGTAGATAACTTGTGTCATTTCCATGTCCTTACATGCTGTTGCACTTGTTCTACTGTGTAGATACCTTTGCATAGATCACGATGTAATAGGTTCTCTTGTACGTCCTTAACCTTTGCGTCATCCCATTTCTGTAGCCAGAGATTGTTAGGATCGGTTGGGCTTCCACCCAATGCGATAGGGATGTAATGGTCTAGTTCATACTCTGATGGTTTATGGCCTAATGGTGTCCATTGAACTTTAAGCCGGTTAGTATAGGATACTGGTGGTCTAACTGTAGCTGAGTAGCCTGATACGCATAGCTTCGCTTTGTCAGTAGTAGCAACAACACCTGCTGGTGGTACTGTGTGGTCTTCAGCGTATGCCGTTGCCGACACAAGTAATAAGGCGATAAGTAATTTGTTCATAGTAAACATTCTCCAAGTAATTTAATCATTTCATCAAAGGTAAGTTTTTGTTCTTCTACCTTGATTGTTCCCTGAGCTGGATAATCATAATAGCGTATGGGACTGCCATCAAAATCTAATAGCACCCACATTATTTTTTATGGTTCTTCTTAAGTTTATTCTTAACTACTTCTATGTCACTCTCAACAAACCTAATGCCATAGCTGTGCTTCCATACTAATCTTTCTAATTCTTCAATCTGTTTAGCTTGGCTATCAGTCTTATGCACCATGCCTTCCATGCGATATTCCAAACTAACAATACTATCTTGGTAATTACGACCACTGCAAATACATGCCCATATTGCAACAGCTAACAAAATTATTACAGACCATAATGCGATAATCATGATTGTTCCTTTTTAGTTTTGTGGTTTGTTACATGTAACAAATATTTGTTGCCCATTGCTTGTTTGATTGCCTCTACACGTTTAAGTAACTTAGCGTAAGCCTTCTCATCATGCTTCATACCATAGAATGATGTCATCATGTTAATTTCCCTTTCCATTGTTTGCGTCCCTCATATCACGTTGATATTCAATCTCTAACGTTGCTACATACTTTTCAATAATACGGCCAAATTCTGCCGTAGTAATTGAGTTAACACGACCTGACTGAACCGCCTCTTTTACATACGATCCAAGCAATTCGTAATGTTTAGTATCCATTATTCTTCACCTTTATAATATTTAATTAATACTTTGGCAGCTTTGATACGTTTCTTATGGTTTTTCTCATCGTTAGGATGCACATAGGTTGCCAATTTCCATTGCGTCAAATCCCATTCTAAGTTCTGCACAGTAATAGCTTCAAAAATACTTAACATATAATCATTACCATCTAATTCAATATCAATCTTCATTTGCTACTCTCCATATATCCCATGTAGTCCATACTGGGGCTAGGTCATTAAATGTTTTCTTGGCGATACCAAAAGCTGGCATTACCTTATTCCACATCTTGCTATCTTTAATCTGATACTCTGCACCTATCTCAATCAATGGCTTATTGCGTAGCTCATGATTGATAGGCAAATCATTTAATATCATTCTTTTCCTTTACAGCTTCCAATAGTCTTTTAGCAAACCACATTGTAGTTTCAGCTATGTCATCATGCCCAAAACATTCTTCAAACCAATCTACTATCTCATCATCCGTTAATCCTTGCCATTGATGAGGGTTGGTGTAGAGTTTATCTCCATCTTTAGGCATATTACTTGATGGAAAAATTGAACCCATAACTGCTCCTTCATGCCATGACACTACGCCCACAGGTTCTTGCGCTGGTTGTTCACGATTAAAATAAACTTCTTCACCATCAATGTTTAATGTGCAAGTAGAACCATCAAGTGCGTATGACACTAATCTTGGTTCTGCTGGTTGTTCTAGTGCTTCTTCACAAGCATTGATTGCACCTTTCACCCATGCAGTTTCATATACTCTGTCGTTGTTTAAACAATTTAAAACTTTTAATGCTTTGTGTATTGCTTCGTCTTTATTCAAAATACCACCCCCTTACATCGCATCTGTTTTTAATCATCATCCATCTTAATTTACGAATTAATTTTGTTATCTTTAATGCTTCGTCTTTAGTCATTCTTACCTCCTGTAAAGTCTTCCGGCTTAAGCACAGATTTATGTGCATCAGTCTTCATCATGTTGAGGACGTCAATAAGCTCACTAAGAGAGCCGCCACTGACAGTAGCATCACAGTAGCCCATAAGAGAACCATCACGATTGTAGTAGACTTCTTTAATCTCAAAATATTTCCCTTCATCAATGTCATCAAACTCCATGACCCTGTAGTTCCAACTCATATTAATCATCCCTTCCAATTCTTGACATGCCTTTACTAAACCTTCTCCATTTGTTAATCATTTTAATGTCTTTGTCTTCCATATATGGAGACCATCTTTGCATCTTTAATGATTCATCTGAAATATATTCCATGAATGCTTCAACATCAAAGTTTGGATATTTATTTTGATATTTCAATAAACGCTCTTTAAGTTTTTTAGCTATCCATTCTTCCTTGAAGTTCATCTTCTATTTCCAATGGTAAAGTTCTTCCATGATTTGGCTGCTAACATGGCTGATTGACTCTTAGTCATCTTCTTAGGTAATACAATCTTACCTTCCTGCTCCATCTTGATAAGCCGGCCAATGGATGCGCTGGTATGCTTGGTAATAGTGGTGCGTGTAAATGGTTTGAACTTCTCTTTAAGCTCATTGATTTTTGCAATCAATTCTTCGTCCGTCATAATTTCCATACATGATCTCCTAAAGTTTTAGTCAAAGCTCTGCCAAGGGTGGTAGTGACCACCTTGACCCATACTAGACTCTAATAACAGCTACTCATTACAACAACGTCTTAATACCAGTCCTACTCTGAGTTAATGTTCAACGCTATCCGGCTGGCTGTAATACCACCCATGTGACCAGATAACTTGCGTAAGTCCCCATTTAAGGCTTACTAGGCGTTTAAACAGTCTGGTGTTCGGCTGTGCCTATGTTTCCTGCTATGCAACCCATGTAGGTTCATACAACTATCGTGTAGCGGACGGAGAAAAGATAGAATGTGCGGAGACGGCTGTCTCCTATGGCATGCGAATTTACCCCTAAATTCACACATACATCTATTCCTCAGAAAAAATAATACTACAGTGATTTATAAATTGCAAGCAAAAAAAACCCCAAACTTTTTTAAGGTTCGGGGTTAAGTGGTGCAGGGCACCAAAAGGGGCAAGACCTGAGGAATAGAAAGGGAGGTTGGTCTTATGTCAATGGGGATGACGGAGATAAATGTATCACCAAATATCTTATCGTGTCAATAGGTTAGTTTAAAAAAATCTTTAAATATAAACTATTAGTTTAGTTTGTGTGTAATATTTTGCGTTTTATTACAAGCTACGAATTTTGTCTTGTATAAATTAAGAACTAAATTATTCGTAATGAATAAGTAAATGAATAGATAGAATTATATCTATAAGGCTTAAATATAGGGTTTATAGCTACAATTGTAGTTATTATGAATAGATAAAAATTGGTGGGGTACTCACATAGTTAATAAAGTTGAGCACAATATTACTGTAGTCTAAGTACGGAGAGTCAGACTCTAACAGAATATGTTTTCCCCCATTGATCTTATCCCATATGTGGATCACACGTAACCCATTGATAGGCATAAATAAAAAACTTAATAAAGTTACCAAACGACCAAAGGATGATCGCTAGGATAATTAAGGTGGTAATGGTTTCTGAGAAACTTCTCATTGATCTTCCAGTTCGTAACCAATATTGCCATTGGAACCGATGATGTCCATGCGATCTTCATCCCAGTCATCATCCGGCTCATCTAGTATTGCGTCTTTAAGCTTCCACTTCTTTAGACGTTCAACATTCTTTTCAAAGTCTTCTTCAGTCTTTAAATCATTCTTGTACTTGTAACTCTTTGCCATTACTTCTTCCTTGCGATCCTGTGATAAGTAATCATAATCCACACTTTCGTATACGTCTAGTATCTCTTTTGGCATTTTTTCTGCCCCATGATTTCAGCATACTTCTTATGATGAGGATAAGCAATAGGTAGCTCACACCAGCAACGTGAGCACCTTTCACCTATCCAATAATGATCTTCATCTATGATACTTAGCTGATTTTTATGACCAAGTATCCAGCATAAAATTATTTTGATCTTATATAGTATCACTATTGATCCTTTATCATATCACTATTGATGGTAAGTCTTGATACCTCACCAAACTCTTTATGATAACAAATTACTTTGGCATCACGGCCAGATAACCATCCTCCACGTGCAGCGTAGGCGTCAGCAGGCGCTAAAGTTCTGTGTTGTTCTACTATCATCAAGTTGTTTTCTTTGATGTCTATGGAGTGCAAATGACCCATGTGTGCATAAGCATGCTTGGTTCTACCAAACATCTCACGGAATCGTGCAGCAAATACTTCCGATACATTGGCTACCTTGCGCTTGTGACCGTGATGGAAGAAGAGCGCTACCTTGCCAAACTCATAAGCATTATATGGGTTCGGTGATTTATCTACAGAAATCCTTGGTTCGTTTTCGTATAGGACGGAGAACCATTCTCTTAACCAGATCTGTGATACTGGATCGTGGTTTGCATCAGCCATGATGACATGAACCTTGCTGTGCTTTTGTAATAGCATATCAATGACAGTTCTTAATACACGGATAGCTGATCTAACAAGTTTAGCGAATCTGGTGTCTACATCCAGTAAGTGTTTGGAAGCCGGAGTTACTGCATCCATGCCGTCAAAGTGGAGGAAGTCTGAGAGTTGTGCGAATATTGCTGTGTCTGCTGTTGGGGATTGTAGGATTGCTTGAGAGAACCAACGTACAATTAAATCTTCACCGATTTTGATGTCCCAGTTTTCACCAGTCTCTTCATCCCAGCTCAGCATGCCTAAATGATAGTCGGTGATGACATAACAGTTTAGCAGATTATCATTTCCGGCTTTAGGCGCAGCCGTCATTTCCACACGTGGGATTTCTTCTTTCATGGCCTCAACAGCTTCCATCAATATCTGTTGGAACTTATTGTCATCCATCCTAGTCTTAACCCACTGGCCTTTTACTTGGCCTTCTTCATTATAGTAGGTTGATACGCCACGTACTAAAAATGGTTCTGGTGCTACCCTAGTCATATCATGCTCAGGGCTATAACCATGTGTGACTGCTTTTAATTTTATACTTGCTATGACTGATGATATGGTACTTTTTTTAATACCAAGCGACTCTGCAGCCTTCCTATGTGAACCATGTTCTTCAATGGCTTTAAGAATCTCACCTTGTCTTACCGTGCAAAACTGGTACAAACCTTGATCTATTTCCATTACATATCCTTTAATAACATATGGGTTGTGCGATCACCGTCAACCACCAAGTATTCATTTTCCACAAGCCACTTCATTGTCTGCCTGTGAGCGTATTCAAATAGTTCAAGTCTCTCTTCTCTAGTAAGCTTGCTTCCGCTATCTAGGTTAGCATGGCACTTATGACATAGCGCAGCAATCATGGCATCACTTGCCTTAATTCCTGTGCCCTTGCCGTCACGTTGCTGATTGCTATGTGCAGCGACCACGGTGCCGTCTTCAACACCGCAGTTCTGACATGGAGATTCACGTACTATCTCTAGTAACTTCTTGTTTCTATAAATCTTCACCAACCATCCTTTGAGTAAAGTGACGTTCAAGTTTATTGTTCTCAATAAACTCTAACCACAATACACCAACATATTTGACACCTAATCCAGTGGCAAAGAGTTCAGCAAGTCGCACTGATTCCAATGGCGTAATGTCATCCTGTGGTTTGAAATGGTAGGTTATTCCTTTACTCATATCTGTAAAGGCAATCCTAGGATAATAAGGTTGATAAGCCCTATATGAATTTTGAACATCATATGGAACTGAATTCATTTTCTTGTCCTTTTCTTCATAACTTCTGGAAGTCCAGCCGGCAAAGGCTTTCTTGCTTCAAGCATGGCATCAGCTTGCTTGTATGCATATTCTGCAAGCGCTTGCTCTGAACATAATTCTCCGCCAGCCAATGCTCCACACATAGCAAACATTGCAAATAAGTCTCTTGCTTCAAGATCATCCATAATTATTTCTTCTTAATTTCAAGTGACTCAATGCGCTCAGTCAGAATAGAACCCAAGTCTCTACCTTTAATGGCAACCATTTGCGCTTCTGTACAATCGTACACTAGCTGTGCTGCTTCCTTAACTGCCTTGTTATATCCACTGTTAAACGCATCGTTGCCATCAATGATCATTGCAATGGCATCACGAATTAGCTTAGATGCCTTGCGGTCTTGAGCTAGTTTCTTTAATTCCAAGAATAAGTTCTCTGGTAGATAGACGCTGTATGGGATTAATTTCTTATCCATTGTGTGTATTCCCTATAAATTTTGTCTAATAATTTCTGAGCTTCTACGTTAGTCTTGAGGTCTTTGCGTGATTCCAAGTTAAGGTAATTACGCATCCACTCTGTTACTGTTTCGTAGTCTTCTTTCATGATCTGTTCTGAGGTATGTAAGAACCTCCAGAATGCAGTATCACGTCCAAGCATGCCGGCTATTCTAATTGCACGATCACCAGCAAACTCTTCTTCTTTATCCATTGGCTGTTCGTCTTGATCAATACGTACCATGACTACTTGGTATCGTGCCCCAACGAAGTCCCGAAGTAAGTCTTCAGGAATATCGTCAGGGTGCATTGATAACGTGAGGACATAGCCAGTTTTGTCTTGCTTTAGTGCAACCTTCACACCTTCAAACTGGATAGTCTTCATGGCTTAGTCCCAAGGATTCTCAGATGTTTTAGCCGGAGCAGGTGCAGCACCTTTCTCATATGGCTCTGATACTGAGATAGACATGTATTTATTGCCGGCTTGAGATTCACGCTTCCAAACAGACAAGCTCAACTTGATTAGTGGACTTGGGTTCTTTTTTGCGATCTCTGCAATAAGCTCACGTGAGACGAAAATATCTCCACGAATATCAGGATGGTTTTCAGCTTTCTTGTTGTTGTTCGCAAATAGTGCTCCTGAGTTTGGTTTTGGTTCGTATGCTTGTTCAAAGTTAGCCATTATTTAGTTTCCTCTTCTACAACTTCTGGTTTAGGTAATTGTTGTTGCACTTGGATGTTCATTTTAGTTACTAGCATCCATGCCCCTGTTTTTGTTGGTAGTTCATTTAATACATTGCCAATAAATGTTGCCTCCTCTAATGTTAACGTTAAATTAATAGGCATGTTTTGATCAGCCATTTGTTTTCTCCTTTATTTGGTTTTTACGTTCAGTGAAACTACTCATCATGTTCTTAAAGAATTCAGCATCTATTTGTTTAATAGTATCAAATAGCTGTTTGTTCTTTGTAAACAATCCCATTACATCATCTTCTTTATCGCAGAAGACTAAGAAACTTGTTACTGCTTTTTTGATCTCTTCTAGCCATGCTTTTTTATCTGCACTGCTATCAGTCGTTACTGTGATTACCCAGCCACGTTTATCTAAATCAGCCTTAGAATAAATCTTTGGTTCTTTACCTTGAATCACAGGTGCAATTGCTATTTCTTCAGCTAGTTCTTCTGGCGTAAATGCTGATAATTTACGCTCAACCGGCTTTTTTACTGGCTCATCCTTACCTGTTGTTGCATCAAGCGCATCGTGCTCTACGATCTCCATTGCGTTTACCCATAGGTATCTTCTTAGGTACGTTTGAACAGCACCCAAATTCTGGATTGCATGACAACCTTTAAGAGCAGCATCACGCATCGGTGAGCAAAATTGCACAATTTCATCAGGCTTATCCCAAGCCCTAATACTAAGCACAGCAAGCTCAGCATCAAAAGAAACATGCCCAAACAAACCGTGATTAGTAAGGATAGTTTGAACTGTTGGTAAAAAGTCGGAGAGTTCAAAGTAGCTGTATCCTGCAAACTTATTGTTCCCTGACTTTTTAAGTTCCGTCTTCTGTAGCTCAATCCTTGCCTTCTGTAATCTTTCATATACGTTACTCATCGCCCAACTCCTCTTGTATTAATTTTTCTAAGTAGTGCTGAGCCTTATACAAGTCCTCAATCCCACCTTTCTTTTTCCATCTAGATACATACTTAATTACGTTGCCTTCTAGATACCCAATGTTGTTAGCCACAATATAGTCCCAAGGTTGTATAGCACTACGATAATGACTTCCTGCTACTTGTCTTTCATTTGCGTTCATACCCAAGAATCCTTAAATCCGTTATCAATTAACCATTGTGTACGCATTGCTATTAATACTGCATGTGCAATCTCTTCCAATGGCACTGGCATACTTACTTCTACATATGTCGTTTCATACTGTTTCGGTTCAGGCTCATAATCTTCAGGAATTCCATAAGTCGCATTAACTGATTGACCTTCCATCTTTAAAGGTGCTGAACCAAACCCACTAACCATTTTCTCTAGATCTTCTTCATTCATTCCCCTTGCTCCTTTAAATAATCTTGATACTGTTTACACCACTTGCTTACTGGGCAAAAGCCGGAACATCTTGTGCGCTCACCTGGGCGTACTTGAATCTCATGGCCATTACCAAGTTCTTCTAATGCAGCACCGGCTTGATCTTCTGTGTCATAAACACCTTTAGCACGGACGCCACCAATCTTCATTACTGCCCATTTAGTAGGCTTCTCCCACATTTCTTGTGGAGTGCAATCACCCAGTTCACCATCAGTCTCCATTGCAAACTCTGCAGCTGAATGTAGCTTGATGCGTTCCTTGATAAATGCTTCACGTTCTGCATAGTCCCATAATGGGATCTCTACTTCTGTAATCGGTGATTCTGGATAGCCTTCTTTGGTGCCAACCTCACGGCTTTTCCAATCACGCAAGATGGCAACAATACCCAATGAATTAACCGGCTTTTCTGTGGCATGCTCAACTAACCAAGCATAGATATTAAGTTGCCATTCCCATTCAATCTTATGGTTCATTACAGACCATACAGACGTTGTTTTATAGTCTCTAATATCTACCTTACCATCATTGATAATTTGTAAGTCTACGGCTCCAGAAATGTGCCAGCCGTCCACATCTGCATGTAGTCTTTGCTCAACAATATGGTTCTCATCACGGCCATGTTCAAGCACACCATGAATAGCAGTACCAATAATTGACCAAACCATTTCAGATGCATCTTGCTCAAT